TATATATATGGAAATTGAATTAGCTGATCATTATGATCGCATGAACAAGGTAGTAGAGGAATTACTTAAAGGTAATAACCCTACCCAGATTGCCTCTGTGACGGGCTTTAAACGGTCAGAGGTTATAGAGTATATAGATGAGTGGAAACAGGTCGTAAGAAGCGATTCTGGGGCTCGTGAGAGGGCTAAAGAGGCTATCTCTGGAGCAGACCAACATTATGCCATGCTCATTAAAGAGGCCTGGAAGACCGTAGAAGACGCAGACACTCAGGGTCAATTAAATGTAAAGGCAACGGCATTAAAACTAATTGCAGACATTGAAGGCAAACGCATAGGCATGCTTCAGGAAGTAGGCTTACTAGATAATGCAGAGCTTGCCACACAATTGGCGGAGACAGAACGCAAACAAGATATTCTTGTAAAGATTTTAAAAGAAGTTACGGCTACCTGTCCAAAATGTAAAATGGAAGTTGCCAAGAGATTGTCACAAATTACTGGGATAGTAGAGCCAGTTGAGATAATTGAGGAAGTAAGTGGATCTTAATTTTAATGATCTCATTGATATCCTAGATGGAGAGGAATTTGATGAAAGACCAGTCGACTTACGAACATTCGTTACAAGCCCAGACTACCTCGGACTTCCCCCATTATCGGAGTACCAGTATACACTCATTGAGAAAAGCAGCCAGATCTATAAAGAATCAACCCTTATCAAACTCTTTGGAGAAGAAGAAGGAAAACGAAGATTCAAACAAACCTGCAATGAAGTAATTGCCCAATTAGGCAAGGGTAGCGGAAAAGATTATTGCTCAACCATATCGGTATCATATATAGTATATTTACTATTGTGCCTAAAAGATCCAGCAACATATTACGGCAAGCCTCCTGGAGATACAATTGATATCATTAATATTGCTGTTAACGCAGCACAGGCCAACAATGTTTTCTTTAAAGGATTTAAGACAAGAATAGACAGGTCTCCATGGTTTACTGGAAAATACGATCCTAAAGCTTCTGAAATCAGATTTGATAAGAGTGTAAATGTTTATTCAGGACACTCTGAGCGTGAAGCGTTCGAAGGTTATAACGTTATTGCCGTAATCTTAGATGAGATCTCAGGCTTTGCCACTGAGAACACAACTGGTCATGACCAAGCAAAGACTGCTGATGCTATTTACGATATGTACCGTGGATCTGTTGTATCTCGTTTCCCAGACTATGGTAAAGTTATTCTACTTTCGTTTCCCCGCTTTAAGAATGATCCTATTCAAAAATTTTATGATTCAGTTGTGGCGGAAAAAGAAACTATTATAAGAACTAAAGTATTAAAAATGGATGAGAACCTGCCAGATGGAACTGTAGGAAATGAAGTAACTGTTGAGTGGGAAGAAGATAATATTATTTCATATACTATTCCTAAAACTTATGCGATTAAAAGACCTACATGGGAAATTAATCCAACTAAAAAAATTGAAGATTTTAAAGTAGAGTTTTATAAGAATATGCCAGATGCTCTTAGCCGATTTGCTTGCATGCCACCAGAAGCTGTGGATGCGTTTTTTAAATCTCGTGAAAAGATTGAAAAGGCATTTAGCAATATGGCACTAGCGGTGGACGGATTTGGAAGACTAGAACCTTGGTTTGCACCAGACCCAGATAAAGAATACTTTATTCACGTAGACCTTGCACAAAAGCATGACCATTGTGCTGTAGCAATGTCGCATGTAAATAAATGGGTAAATGTAAAAGTAACAGATACATACTCTCAACCAGCTCCAATTGTTGAAGTAGACGCTGTTAGGTATTGGACTCCTACGGCAGATAAATCTGTTGACTTTACAGAAGTAAAAGATTATATACTCTCATTAAGAACTGCAGGATTTAAGATAAGAGTTTGTACGTTTGACAGATGGAATTCTCACGACATGATGCAACAGCTAAAAGCTTATGGAATTAACACAGAAACTTTGTCGGTTGCAAAGAAGCATTATGACGATATGGCTATGGTTGTTCTGGAAGAAAGACTTTCTGGTCCACATATTCCGTTATTGATTGATGAATTATTGCAATTAAAAATTATGAAAGATCGTGTTGATCACCCTAGAAAAGGTTCTAAAGACTTAGCGGACGCCGTTTGCGGATCTATTTATAATGCTATTAGTAGAACTAAAGTAGATACATTAAATGAAATAGATGTACATACGTATGACAGCATTAAATGGGATAATGAAGAAGAATATGTAAAGAAAATGAATGTAATTGTGGCCCCTAAGATGCCTAAAGAATTGGCGGCAATGATAGAAGGAATGGAAATAGTATGAGTATATATCAAGATAAAGCTAAAGAGTGTAAATGTTGTGGAAAACATGTGCCGCTGCCTACAGTATTAAAAGAGTATAACGGTATCCTGCTTTGCCCAACCACATTCTCTAATGTAATAGAGTATAAAAGAATATGGAAAAGCGCAGGCAATAGGCCAGCAGGCAATATTAGGAAACATTTTTCTGACTATGTACAGCAAATAGTGGAGTCTACTATTGACAAAAATGAAGATGGTAGCCTACAATAGGCATAAGCCAGAAAGAGTATAATAGACACATGGATAATGATGATATGAGGCTAGAGCACTATATTGAAATAGGCGCAGTAGAAATCGCTGGCGTTAATGAAGATGGCGAGATCATATTTGCCATAAACGAAATTGCAAAAGATATTGCCCCAGAATTATGGCAGGCCCATACTGATTATGTAGATAAAACTTTAATTGATCTTTATGAAGCAGGATATGTAAAAGTTGAATATGACGAAAATCTAGAAGCCATGATAAGTTTAAATCAAGAAGGATTCAAAATAGCAAAAGATCTAGGCATAATCCCAATGGATATGCCAGAAATTCCAAATGATTAGGAGAAAAAATGCCATATAAAGTTGAACAAGGTGTAGCAGGATGTAAAGGGTATGCCGTAGTAAATGATAAGGGAGAACTAAAGGGTTGCCACTCTGGACGCTCAGCAGCCTTAGCACAAATGAGGGCTCTTTACGCTGCCACCGCAGACGAAAATAAAATGAAGGATAAAAAGAAAAAGATTTTGTAGACTTAAAAAATCTACTTTGATATAATATATGTGGGTCGCCAATAGGGGCCCACATATTAACTTATTCGCTTGAAGGAGGAATAAAATGGTAACAACCTATACATGGGACCTTTTCAAGGATCCCTTTTTTATTGGCTTTAATCGTGAACTAGATAGACTAACTAGAGTTCACAGCCACGCATCAAACTCTACATACCCACCCTACAATGTCATTAAGACAGACGACGAAGATACATTTTTGATCGAAGTTGCTGTGGCGGGTTTTGCAAAAGAAGATCTTGAAATCACTGTAAAGGATTCTACTCTTACTGTAAAGGGAGAGATTAAGGATTCAGCAGATGATGCAAAATTCGTGCATAAGGGTATTGCAACTCGTAAGTTCACAAGAGAATTTGCTCTTGGAGAATATATTGAGGTAATTGGTGCAAAGGTAGAAAACGGTATGCTCACAATTGAATTAGAGCGTATTGTTCCTGAAGAGGAAAAGCCAAAGACAATCAAAATCAAATAAGGTATAATATAAGTCTGCACCCTTTCATCGGGGAGTCGCAGATGCGGGCATAGTTGCCTGGGATCCACCTGAGCATGTGGCTAAACTGCTCCTTAAAATTTAGGAGAAGAATGCCAAACTATGATTACAAGTGTGTGATTTGTAATTACACAAAAGAAATACCAAAACCTTTTTCACAAGCAGACATGGTTGAACTTTGTGAAAAGTGTGGTGCTGCAATGGTTAAGCAGTTTGGTACATTTGGTATTCAGTTTAAAGGTACAGGCTTCTACAAAACAGATAACGCTAAATAGTCAGATGATATAATTAACTTGTTATAAGATTTATAACAAGGAGTTATAGTTGACTAGGACGAAAGCATGGAGATTGTCATTAGCCGCCATTTTAGCGTTTGGTTGGCTATTTTTAACACCTGCTTATAGCGATGATCCATTAAGTTTGGCGGCTCAGGAAATATCTGAGCTTAATGAAAAGGTATCAAATCTTACAGAAGAGGCTGAAACTAGAGCCTTAATAGATATAGCAGAAGATAAATACGATACAGCCGTTGCTGCAAAACAAGCAAGAGACACAGCTTATACAGAGTATGATGCAGCTGTTGCTGCAGAGGCTACTGCATTATCTGAAAAGACTACAGCACAATCTGCAGTAGATGGACAAACCGTAACAGTTGCTACTGCTCTTACAAATAAAAATGATGCCCAAGATGAACTAGATGTAGCCACAATTAATTTAACAACAGCAAATTCAAATCTTCAAACAGCTCAATCAGCAGTAAATAGTGCTGGGTCAGCAGGACTACAATATACTGTATATCATCTATTAAGAGATGGATATGTTAATGGACAGCATATAGCAGTACCTGGTTCTGTTATATGTACTGGTGTTTGGAATTCTGCTTCGATGAATCTTCCAGTTTGTGGATATTATGAAGATATTATTGTTAAATTTACTGGAAAAATTACAGTGCCATCAAGTTGGACAGGCGTTTACTTTGCTGGTTACACAGACGACGGGTTTAGAATGTATGTTGACGGACAACTAGCTGTCGATAATTGGGTAGAACAAGGTGTTACATGGAGCCCATATTCTCCAATATATAATGTTAGCCAAGATAAAACTTTAGATGTAGAGATATGGTGGTATAACGGTGGTGGCCCAGGATCTTACCTACTTGGCTGGTCAATTCCTGGAGGCTGGACTACAGCAGGATGCGCCTATACTGGTGGATGGGGTGTAGGATTTAGTTGTAATTTAAATACGTTTTCTTATGGATCTGGTGCAACACAACAACAATTAGATAATTTAACTGCTGCCCAACAAGCACAATCTACAGCACAACAAACTTATAATACTAAATTAACAGTACGTAATGACAAATTATCTGTGTATAATTCTGCTGTATCTACACTAAACACATACAATCAAACGCTAACTACAAAGAATACTGCATACGATAATGCAGTTATTAATACTTCAAACAAATTAACTGCTAAAAATAATGCTCAGTCTACCTATGATCAAGCAATTATTGATATGAACAATGCAATAGAAGATGCTTGGGATTTATATAATGAAACTTGGTTGTTTGAAGAACAGCAAAGAGTTGCCGCCGCAATTGCTGCGGCTATGGCAAATCAGCCTCAGACACCCATAGACCCAACGCCACAACCAGAAGAAACGACAGAACCGACAGAAGAACCAACATCGGAACCTACTCCTGAACCATCAAACGAGCAAACTGAACCAGACGATCCCAATCCAGAGCCAAGTTCTGATACCACAGATGAGGAGAACGTAGATCCAACCCCTGAGCCAGAGCCAACTCCTGAGACTTCACCAGAGCCTTCACCTCAGCCAACGGATACAGATCAAGAGCCAACTCCTGAACCAGAGCCAACTCCTGCTGAACCTTCTGAAGAATCATCACGACCTAATGTTATCACAGAAGAAACAGCAAATCTAATTGCAGATTTAACAAGTAAAGATACATTAACTAAATTAACTCCAGAGCAGAAGGCGGCGGTTGCAGAAGGCCTTGGAATCAGAGCATCTGAAATTGCAAAGGTAGCAGCTTTGGCAGCATCAGAACCAACAATTGCAAAAGCCCTTGAAGAATTTGGTGATAGAATTAAAGAAAATGCTACAGCGCCTATGCCATATACCTTAGCAGATGCAACAACTGAAATTGCAACGGAAGCATTTTTATCGGATCCAATTGGCGCTATTTCAGATATTAATTTTGAAGAATTATTAAGCCCATCAGAATGGGGCAAAGACATGACCGATGATCAAAGAGAAAAAGCACAGGAAGTAATTGTGCCAGTAATTATTGCAGGAAATATTGTGGCAGCAGCCATGACTAGGAGGATAGTATGAAAATAATTAAAGGATTTTTTAATTGGATCTGGGAAGCAATTAAGGAAAGCATAGCCCAGCTATGGACCCTCCTTGGCTTTTTTATAGCTTGGCTTACCCTAACAGGCACAGCCCAAGATGTAGTAGGCCTAGCCACAATAATTGTTACCGTTATTTGGCTAATAACCATCCCTTTAAGAAAAGACGAGGAATAAGGTATAATAGAGGCATGAGAAAAATAATTGCCTCATTTTCAAGCGTAGTGCTAGCCCTGACCTTGACCTCTTGCGGTTATCAGGGAAGCTTCCGCTATCCTTGTCAAGATCAGGCAAATTGGGATAAAGCAGAGTGCAATCCTCCAGTCTGTGAGACAACAGGAACATGCAGTAGAGATATTGTTGGCGAACAAATATGGAATGATTATCAAAACAGTAAGGTAAAAAATGGCTAAAGAAAGATTAACCCCAGCGGATCTTGATGCAAGACTAAAGTTTATTCTAGGATTAACCCTTGGAACAATTCTTCTTCTTACATCAGTAGGAATTTTGTACGGACTTTTGTTCGTATCACAACCAATCGGAGCACAATCAGAAAATGATAAGATGTTCTTTAACGTATTGGGTAGCGTTGCAACATTTATTACAGGAACTTTGGCGGGTCTACTTATTGGACAATCAGGTGCTAAAGATATCATGAAGGCACAGTTGGATAATAAAGAAGTAGATGCAAAGAATACTCAAGCAGACAAGAAGCTTGAATCAGAATTAGCAATTAATGAATTAAAGGCAGACGTAGAAGCAGATGCAGTACGTGCACGTTTGGCTAATAAGCCAGATGGTGCAATGCCAGCAGAACAGCCTGTTGATACAGATTGGGATAAGGAATAAACATGAGTGATTTTCCAGTACCAGCAGAAACAGCAAAGGCTCCAAAAGGAACTGCTGCTCGTTTAATTCAAGTTGCAAAGTCTCAGGTAGGATACATTGAAGGTCCTAAAGATAACGAGACAAAATACGGCGCATATACAAAAGCTAATTTTCAGCCATGGTGCGGATCTTTTGTAAACTGGTGTGCAAATGAAGCAGGAGTAAAGATTCCTAATACAGTTTATACTCCAGGAGGTGCAGCAGCATTTAAGAAAGCTGGTGCATGGATTGATGGAGACATTGCAGATCCAGAGCCAGGAGATATCGCCTATTTTGATTTCCCATCAGACGGTGTCGATAGAATTTCTCACGTAGGAATTGTTATTGAAGATAACGAAGACGGAACTGTTTGGTGCATTGAAGGTAATACTTCAAGCAATAAAAAGGGAAGCCAAAGAAATGGCGGAGAGTGCTGCAAGCAACTCCGTGCATACAAGAAGAATAAAGCAGGAGTAATGGTTTCAATTGTAGGATTTGGTCGTCCTAAATTTAAATCTGGAGGAACAGCAAAGCCAGCAGTAACAGCTAGCGGTGTTTGCCCAACCTGCGGTAAATAATTATGAATACCTACAGGATTAAACTTGAGGTTGATGCAGAAGTCCAAGCATTTAGCGAGGAAGATGCAGCAGATTATATTAATGATATATTCGGAGTTGACGATGAAGTTAAGAACGTCAAAGTCGTTAGCGTGAAGGAGAAATAATGGCTAAAGAAGGATACAAACCAACGGCAGGAATGAAATCTGCAGCTAAGAGAGCTATTCGTTGGAAAGAAGAGGGTAAAGCAACAGGTGCTGGCACAGCAGTTGGTTGGACCCGTGCTGGACAATTAGCTAGAGGCGAAACTCTAAGTCTCTCTACTGTTAAGCGAATGTACTCCTTCTTTTCAAGACATGAAGTAGACAAAAAAGGTAAAGACTTTTACAATACTTCTAACCCTTCGAATGGTCGAATTATGTGGGACGCATGGGGTGGAGATGCTGGTTTCTCTTGGTCTCGCAAAATTGTAGAGCGTGAAAAGAATATGAAGAAATCATTAACTCAAGACGATCTTGTAGAAGAAATTAAAGATATGTTAAATGATGCTGTAGAGCCTTTTGATACAGTAATTGAAATTGAAGACGATGAAGAAATTACAAAAGCATTGCGTCCTGAAATTACAAAAGAGCAATTAGGCATGGTAATTGAGCACCTAATGGAAGCAATTGAAGGCATGATTGAAATGCCAGAAGAGGAAGAGGAAGGCGAAGAAGAGGCTCCAGAAATGGAATCTGAAGACGCAAATGAATCTAATCCCGCTCCAGTAGGAGACCCAATGAAAAATGAAGTAAACTGGCCAGTAACAAAATCTGAACATGAGGACTATGAGTCTGACAATGAAGAAGAAGATAAATGGGATAACATGACAAAAGCCTGCTGGTCTGGATATAAGCAGGAAGGTATGAAAGAAAAGAATGGCCGCATGGTTCCAAATTGCGTCCCAGTTGAAAAATCATACGATGAAAAAGACGAAGACCTAGACAAGGCAAAAGATAAGTATAAAGAAGTTATAGATGATCGCAAAGGTGAGCCATCAGATAAAGAACTATATGCTAGAGTTGTCGCTGAGGCAAAAAGAAAATTTGATGTATATCCATCAGCATACGCAAATGGCTGGGTAGTTCAAGAATATAAGCGCCGTGGTGGTAAATATAATGTGAAAAAGTCCATTTGGAATGGAACTTTTATTAAATAGCTATTGACATAGCCGCAGCAAACCCTGTATAATATATATTAGTGGGATGCTGCGGTTTAATCATTAAAGGACAGCATGTTAAATTTGACAGAACTAGGTGTCGAAGTATTTATAAAGAGGGCTAAAAATATAGCCCCATACTGGGACAATTATGATCTAGTTATATGGAAAAAAAATGCTCAAGGATTTACTGACGTAAAAGGACTATTCAGGAATAATTCCTGGGGAATAGCAGAAAAGTTTTCTGTAGGCGATAACGGAATGTGGAAGCTACCTGTAAAATATGTCAAGCATTTTAAATGATTTAGGCATAGACTCAGAAGATTTTGATTGGTATGACCTTGCTGTTTGCAGGGGAATGGATACTAATTTATTTTATGATAAATATGAAGCAGATCCTAATATCGCAAAAAATATTGATGAAGCTTGTTTAACTTGTCCAGTTATTAGTATGTGCTATCAATTTGGATTAGAAAAAGATGAATATGGAGTCTGGGGTGGAGTTTATTTAACTTCAGGGTCTATAGATAAAAGTAAGAATTTGCACAAAACACCAGAAGTATGGAAGAGGCTTAAAAAGAAAAATGTTTATTGATAAAAGCTCAGAAAAACAAAAAGAATATTTTAAGCATGGAATTAACCAATGGACTGGTGAGCCAAATAAACCTGTATTCTACACGGAAGAAATGAAGAAACGAGTTCATGAAATTAAAAAGCCATCGATGCTTTTGATGGATGTCGTTATGTACCCAGACTTCCTCGCATTAAGATTATATGAAGATAATTTTATTCAATTTGACGGAATCAAAAAAGAAATGGTAATTGATTACGTATCTAAAGTTAAAAAATTAATTGAGTCATATGGAGTAAGATGCGAGCTGGAGGGTAAACCTAGTGAAAGAATACTATGAAGTTGTTAATATCGTGTACATTCACGAATTACAATGTTATGGCGCTGTAGAAAACATGGGTGCATTTGCATCTACTGTGAGATACACAATTGAAGACGGAACGGAAATTGAAGAGTTAATGGAAAATGACGAATTCACAATCATAGACGAGATTGTATTTACACATATTGAGGAATCAAATTAATGGAAAAAATACTTTGCTATTCATGCAATAAGACAAAGCACAAGCTAGAGGTAAAAAAGTCTACCCTTTTGCCTATTAATCTTCTGATGTGTGAGGGATGCATAAGCGCCAAATTGGAACCAAGGTGGGTCATAATTTTGGCTGGAAGATCAAATGGCCATGAGTTTGTTAGGGAAGCAATTCAAAAAAAGAAATATTTAGGCAACGAAATTTCGGCTTCTGAACTATTAATTTAGGTTACATATACGGTATAATTTATGTATAATGAACATAGATTATACTGCCATAGTTGTCGCTATTTTTGCCGCTGCCGTTTCAGGCATGGGGACTGCTGTAATTGCAGGCTTGAGGGATAATAAAAAAGAAAAAATACGCAGGGCTGAGCGTGAGCAAGATCACCTTAAATTAGAACTTAAAGACCTTAAAATTGAATTATATAAAATTGAGCGGGAATTGACTGAGTGGAAAGATAAATATTATGATGCTATTCAAGAATTAATTGGGGTAAAGGCGGAACTTGAAGAAACACTCCTTAAACTATCATTCATTGACTCTCAAATAGAAAAATACCATCCTGAAGGGGAACTGGACTAGGAATTTTAAAAATAGTATACTAGTCTATATGACCTGTATAGTTGCCCTAATCCATGAAAACAAAGTCCTCCTTGGGGGAGATGCTGCTGCATCTGATGATAAGTCTGGATTAATTTTTCAAAGAACAGATCCAAAGGTTTTTAAGGTTGGTCAATTTGGCATAGGGTTTGTAGATAGTTTTAGAATGGGTCAAATTTTACAATATTCGTGGACTCCTCCTGTTTATAAACCAACTGCAGGATTTAGAAACATAGATAAGTTCATGCGTACAAGATTTGTTGAATCAGTTAAAGAAACATTTCAAGAACACGGTTATGGTAAGTTTGGTACTAGTGCTCCTGAAGATGGCGATGAAGGCGGAATTTTTATAATTGCAGTACAGGGTGCTGGAAGAATCTTTACAATGGATACAGACTTTCATATATCTGAAGTAGATGTAAACTATATGGCTGAAGGGGCTGGGCAAGAACTAGCTTTGGGTTCATTATTTTCTACACCAACAATAAAGACTCCACGCAAGCGTGTTCGTATGGCTTTAGAGGCGGCGGCTAAGTTTAATATGGCAGTTAGACCTCCCTTTACAATTATCGAAGTCTAAGATATAATAAGAATATGAAGTGGCTCAGTAGACTGTCAGCCCTGTTCTTTGGGCTTATAACACTGGGCATGATTAAAGATTTTGTTGATAAAAACAGAATCCTTATTATCAATAACGATAATGAAGACATAGAGTTTGAAGAGGAAAACTTGAGAAGCATCAAGGATCTGAAACCAGAAGATTACAGCAAGGCTATGGACCTTAGAGGTACTCCAACTCATGTCTGCCCATGTGGATGTAACATTTGGAATGTTAAGGTTATCTTTAATGATTCTGAAATTGCAACCTACTTTTTAGATATGGAATGTGCTCAATGCGGAAGCTTGGCAACAGCCCCAACACCAGTAGATTTTGGAAATGAATAATGAGAAAGTCAGACAGAATAAGATTACTTGAACTAGAAGTTTTACGACAACAATTTGAACTTGAGTATTTAAAGGCTACTCTTCATGCATTGTTGGAATCAAATTCTATGAAGTTACCAGACCTTGACGCTGGTAAATGGTATACTCCTAAAAATAATAAATAGTATTGACAGATTCTATTACATTTAGTATTATTAATAAATGAAAAAAATTATAGCGGTTGTCATATTACTGATCCCTGTTTTATCTTTACCTGCAAATGCGGTAGACGAAAAACCATCAATTGCTATTTTAGATACAGCCCTTGATACATCTTTGCCAATTTTTAATAGCAAGGTTATCCAAGAGGTATGCATACTTGACTGGCCTTCTTGCCCTAATGGTGATTACTATATGGAAGGATCTGGGTCTGCGGTTCTGGGAAATGAGATCATATCTCGTAATGGTTTTTCGCATGGGACACAAATGGCATCTGCAGTTGTTCTAACAAATCCTAATGTTAATATTGTGTTTATTAGAATAATCGCACATAATTCTAGCGGATATAGAATGCCAACTACAGAAGGAAATATCGTTGAGGCTTTAAATTGGGTGGCGGTAAATAAAGAAAAGTATAATATACAAGCAGTATCTATGTCTCAGGGACATCATAAACTACTTTATTATAAACAGTATTGCCCTATTTCCAAGTATCTTAAGCCAGCCATATCTAACTTAAAACAAATGAACATTCCAGTATTTTTCCCTACAGGAAACAATTCTGATCCAGAAAGAATAGATTGGCCTTCATGTATTCAAGATTCTATAGCAATTGGAGCAACTGATATAAGCAACAGTATTGCTACTTATAGTAACAATGACTACAATTTGGTAGACTTTTATTCTTTAGGGCAAATGAAGCTTTATACTGTAGGAAATAAAACTGGTATAGGCAGAGGAACATCGGTAGCAACTCAAGTTGCTGCTGCAAATTGGTTAGCAATTAGGTCTGCAAAACCTAATCTAACGTATCAAGAAATTTATGATTTGCTTTCACGCACATCAGTAAACACTAAAAGCAACAAGGTGCTTTTTGGTAAACTAATTAATATAGGAGCAGCAATAAATGGATGAACAAAAAACCATGACCGTGCTTGAAGAAATAATTCAAGATACATCAAAAGCTTTATTTCAGAAGTGGGCTAACGCTCTTCCTGAAGACCAAAGATCGGAAGAGAATTTAAATAATCTTTCTAAAAATGCTCATGAGTCTACATTTTTTGTAGTAAAAGTATTTATGGATAAGTTTAATGCAGCAGCAGAAGAACTAAAAGGCACACCGCCTACTATTGACCAACCGTAAATAATTTAGTACAATACATAGTATGCAAACATTTCTACCAGAGGCGGACTTTGCTGAGACTGCTAAGCATTTAGATCGCAAGCGTCTTATTAAGCAAAGCGTAGAGAACCTACAAGTACTTAAATCTTTGGCTGGTTATTATGATCAGTCTGGTGCATGGGTAAATCACCCTGCAGTTAAAATGTGGCGTGGGCACGAAGACTGGCTATTCCTTTACAATGAGTCAATCATTAAAGAAATTATTCTTCGTGGCTATAAAAATAGCACACACGCAAAATTTGATGAGATCTATGAAGAAAACTTTATGGGTCTAGAATCAGATAGGCCTTGGTGGCTTGGAGACGAAAAGCTTCATTACTCACATAAGGGCAGGTTATTTGAGAAAGATCCTGAGAAATATTATTTCTACAATGAATATTCTGATTATCGTGAACTAGGTTATACCTGTTGCGATAAATGCCAGTATTTCTGGCCTACTCATGTGGAGGCTATGTGATAATCACAGACGACACATTTGGGCAGGCTATATTAGAAAATGAATTAATCTTGGTAGACTTTTGGGCAGACTGGTGCGGTCCTTGTAAAAAGATGAATCCAATCCTAGAAGAACTCTCAAGTGAAACTGGACTCTTGATCGGCAAGTTAAATGTTGATGAAAATCCAAAAAAATCTCAGGAATACTCTGTACAATCAATACCAACTATGGTATTATTTAAGGATGGAAATCCAGTCCACACTATTGTGGGAGCAATGCCAAAGCACCGCCTTTTAAAGGAGTTGGCAGAATGGATCTAACATTTGACGAATGGATTGCGTACGGGATTGAAAAGGGTTGGTGCGGACCTCCTGTATGCTACACACACGACGGACTACCAATGTCCGAACAAGAATATGCGGAATTTGACGAAGGTCAGGATCCATGTACTCATATTGTTCGAATGTACGAAGACATTGACATGAAGAAAAGTATCGAAGAGAACCACTCTCCGTCACAATGGCGGAACTCGTACACAAACTAGAATTCCACGCTCACAAGAGGTGGATAAATTAAGGAGAATAAATTAAATGAAGTCATTTAAGAAAATCGCTCTAGCAATGGTTGCAGCCGTCGCTATGGGTACACTAGCAACACCTGCAAGTGCTGCTCCAAT